GGTTGCTCCAGAAGGAGGAATAAAACATGGCGAGAGAACCAGAATTGAGCATCAAAGTTAAGGTTGACCCGCAAATCAATAAGGCGAAACTTGAAGAAGATGTACGGGCGCAAGTCAGCAATATAAAAAAATTACCTGCTGTCCCTATTACGCCTGATGTATCTAACTTACAGGACGAAATTGAAAAAGGATTAGGTGGACCTTATAGTGTTGATATCGAACCAAATCTTGAGAAAAACTTAACGCAACAGATTAACGACGAGATTACTGCCGCACAAAATGGCGCTCAACAAATTAAGGTCAAACTAGACGTTAAAGAATTTGGCAATGACCTTTCAAAGCAACTAAAAGAGCAGCTTCGTGGTGTAAATCGCACTCTTTCTAATTATCTAAAGGAGATGCAAACTAATCTTGCACTTGCTAATAAAGCCACGTATGGACTTTTTGGTGGTGGAAATCGAGATGTAACGGTTGATAGTATTTTCAATGAAATCTCAAAAAAGGATATTAAAAAAGCGCAAACACTAAATCGACAGTTGAATGATATTTATTCCGAAATGCCGAAATTAAAAGAAGCGGGCAAGATTTCAGCAGATAGTGATATAACTTCAATTGATCAAATGAGTAAGGCGCTGATCAATCTTAGCAACTCTCTTTCTTTGATGTCCAAAGCATGGGACGAAGCGGATGAATCTGTTTATAATAGCACATTCAAAGATTTTGAAAAGACATATGATTCTATAAAAAATGCAATTGTTCAATTGGAAGAGTTGTATAATGCTCCTGGTGCATTAAAAAATCTTAACATCAAAGGTTCTATCTTGAAAAATTTTATTGATAATGCAAAAGGCGGCCTTGAAGATATCTCTAATCTCAGAGGTCAAGGTGGAGATTATTCTGTTTTTTCCAAGTCAGTAGAAGATTATCAAGACTTATTAGATTATGCTTCGACATTCACTCATCTTAATGATTTAATCGGGCAATCAATCGATCGTTCTAAAAAGGAAATAGATGGGCTAAAAAAATCCGAGCAAGAATCTATTGGTGCTGGCATCCCTATTGATTCATCTGTTCTCGATGAGAATACAAAGAAAATCATTCAATCTATTGGCGAAGTTAGTGCCGCAATGGATGATTTAGAGAGTAAGTCTAAAAATTTTTCAAACAATCTTACTGTTGAAGTTGATAAACATGTTGACAATATTGAAGAGAAGGTAAAACAGCTAAAGACTCTAATTGATGTCTTACCGAATGGTCAAAAAAATACTCCCGGTGATTCCAAAGGGCAAGAAGATCCTACAGATGGTACAGCCGGGACCAAAGACGGCTCATCTTCTGTTTCTATTCGTGGTAAGGTTGTTATAACTAATGCCGATGTATCTGTTGATGTCAAAGATCCGGTTCAAATTCCTGGTGTTGTCGTAGTTGATTCTGATGGCGTTCAATTTGGCAATACAGAAGAATTGCAAAAAAATGTCGATTCAATTACATCTGCAAAAAAAGCATTACAAAGTGTCGTTAATAAAACTGAGAGCTATGTATCGGAAATAGCTGAACTCGGTCCAGCATTTCAGTATGTAGCGCAGGAAGTCGATAATTTAAGTCATTCACTAGAGAATCAAATTGCTGATTTTACTCGCATTTCTGAACTGACAAACAATTATATCGATAAATCTAATTCTATTAAAATCGATACCTCCACTATCGCGGTCACTGGTGAGCCGGCCGCAATTGATGGTAAGGTTATTTTGAGTGCTGATGATGTTGTTGCACCCGAAACACCAGTAGATATCAAAGGCCATGTTACTCTTGAGGCCACAGATATAACTCCTCCGAAGACTCCGGTTGAAGTTAAAGGTAAAATTGTCACAACGACTACTGATACCGAGACGAAAGACAAAAATAAGAAATCGCAAGACGACACTGGAAAGTCAGAGCTTATTGAGTTGAAAGGTAACCTCAAACTTGAAGACAAAGATATTGAGCGACCTGATCCAATAGTGATGAATGGCAAAGTAACTGTCACAAAAGACAACATCAAGTTACCAGAAGGCGGTATTGATGTTAAGGGTAATCTGATTCTAAAAAACGCTGAAATTGCTAATGCCATTCGAGATGCATCCGAAAAAGCTTCTAACCCTAAAGATACTACTAAAACAGCTTCTACTAATAGAAAATCTTCTACATCTCGCCGTGGTTTGATTAGTGACTTAATAACAGTCAATAAAAAAATCGCTGAGACAATGAACATGCTCAACGATGTTTCTGAGGATGAAGTCGGCACCATTAAAAAGCGTCTTGAAAATTTAAGAGCAAATCGTGATGAAATCGTAAAGCTGTTAAACGACACAAATACAGATAACGACAAATGGTATGTTGATCGAAAATTCCGATATGCTAATAAAGAAGTAGACTATACTCGACTGCGTCATGCAGATTCTAAGAGTGTAAAAGAAAGTCAAGAAAATATTCAAGCGGCTCAGAATGAAAGAGACAAATATAATAACGAAAAACTTTCTGCTTATCGCGCATATAGAAATGAACAAAATACATATAAGTTAAAGAAAGCACGTCTTGGAGAAGATGAAAATTCTGATGAAGCAATAGCTGTAAAAAATGCGATTGATGAATTAGATGAGAAAAAAAATGCAACTTTAAATTCGATGAAATTAACGATCCAAGAATATACTGATTTAATGGATCAAATGGGAAAAGAAGATGCTGAAGTCGAAGAAAAAGTCGATCGCCAGATCTCCATTATAAAGGCCCATGAAAGTAATAAAAACAAAGTTGCACAAACTACTCGTGGCAAAAAGATCACTGATCAGTTGACAGAAGCACAAAAGACTTACGGTACTGTTGAAGAAGCTAATGCAGCCAATAAAACCCCTACCGCCATCCAAGAAGCTCTTCATGTACAACAACAGCTCGTTGATGAAATTGCAAAAGCTACTGCTGGCACAGAAGAATATAATAATGCGGTTAAAGCAGCAGAAGATAATTGGAAGAATGTTATGATTGCTATAAATTCTTCTAAAAAAGTAGAAAACGATCTTGTTTCAGCAGTTGATGTTATTCGTAAGAGATTTGCTTTACTTAAAGAAGAGGTCTCCCAGAGTTCCAATAACGAGTTAAAAGACGAGATCGCAAAAATCGAAAAACAAGCTGCAGAACTTGCATCTAAGAACCCAGCCGAATATGATAGCTATGCAAGTGATCTTTTGGCTTTGAAGCAAAACACTTATTCTGTTCAAGCAAAACATACCCTGTGGCGCAAAGGCTATAAGGGGCTTGAGAAGAAGGGTAATAAAATTGCTCAAGGTGTTGAAATTGCACGACAGATGCAGCAAGATGGCACTCTTAAGGATGTTGATTTTAAAAACATTGATGAACTGATTGCAAAACTCAATAAGCTTCCTGCTCAAACCGGTGAATACGCTAAGACTCTGGAAGAAATCATCCCCATTTGGGAAGAGATAAAGATAAAGGTTGATGCTGTAAACGATGCTGAAAATAAAGCTATAAAACAAGCTAGTGCTCGAATTGCAGGAGCATCCGCAGTGAACAAAGCTATGGACTCCAATCAGTCTTTGATTGGGAAAGTAAAAAGCAATAACGGAACAGATAAAAACTTTTATTCTCAATTAAAAGAAAAACAAGACAAGTTAAGCAACTTACTTACCAGTGTCGAGGGAGAAACCGATCCTGTACAAGCTGCAAAAACATAGGCCACAAGTAATTTAACAAAAACAGCAGCTAGTGACATCAATTCTATCACTGATGCACTAAACGCGCTTAATAATGAATACAGTGAAGCAACACAAGAAGCCAAAAAATTTAATGCAGCCACTTCGCAGGAGCGTTCGTTTAATAAAGCGTCTACTGAAGTTGCAAATTTGAAATCAATGATCCATGATTACCTTGATGCAAATAAAAAACTTCAAGGTACAGACACAGGAAAAGGATTTTATGAGCTATTAAACGCTTTAAATAGCAGTGATGCACCTGCACGAATTGGCGAACTAAAAAAGAGGTATGCTGAACTTCGTGCTGAGTCAAAACAACTTGGACTTGAAACAGAAACCTTAGTTGATAAGTTTGAAAAGCTTTTTGGCCAGCATCTGAGCACCATGATCACCATGGCCGCTTTGCACAAGATGCAAGACGCTCTGCGGATCGTATATCAGAATGTAGTTGAAATCGATACAGCTGTTACAGAATTGCGCAAAGTCAGTGAATACGCCGGCAAATCTCTTGAAGAGTATATGGGTCGCGCGTCTGAGCAAGCACAAAAGCTTGGTGTTTCGATTAGTGATTACATCAATTCGACTGCTGATTGGAAGCGCCTCGGTTATTCTGATGAAGATGCCGAGAATATGGCTACCTACTCTACCCTGCTCAAAAACGTGGGAGACGGAATTGATGACGTTAACACCTCGTCTTCGTATCTAATTTCGACATTGCAAGGCTTTGGTTTACTTGCTGACCAGGCAGAGGACGTTGTTAATAAAATTGACGCTGTAGCAAATACACAACCTGTTACCGCAAAAGACCTTGGTGAAATCTTAACTCGTAGTTCTGCTGCAATGGCGGCCGCAAACAACACGCTGGAAGAGACGCTTGCATTGGGCACAGCCGCAAACTCTGTTATTCAGGACGCTGACTCTGTCGGCACCATGCTGAAGACTCTGAGTATGTACCTGCGTGCAGCCAAGACTGATGCTGAAAATGCCGGCATTGAAGTCGATGGTATGGCAAACTCTGTATCTGAGCTTCGTAGCGAACTGAAGTCTCTAACCGGCGTTGACATCATGCTGGATAGTAAGAACTTTAAGTCTACTTATCAGATTATGAAGGAGTTATCCCAGGTTTGGGGCAGCCTTTCTGATATTACTCAGGCCAATGTCACAGAAATGATTGGCGGCAAACGCAATTCTAACGCTGTCAGTGCTATTTTGAACAATTTTAGTGTAGCAGAATCCACAATGGAATCCGCTGCAAATAGCGCAAACGTCGCATGGGCTGAGAATGAAAAATACCTTGATTCTATCCAGGGTCGTCTTGCTCAGCTTGACGCATCTTTCCAAGCTCTTTCTACCGATGTACTTGATTCCGATCTGGTCAAGACTGTCGTATCTCTCGCAACTGGGCTCACAAAAGCCGCAGATGCAATGATCAAATTTACTGGCGCTATTCCAATGGGCGCTGGTATCGCAACCTTTATCACTCAGCTGGGTAAACCCAAAATGACGGGTTTCACGATTGTGCCCAGCAATACTCCGGGTGGTGACACGGAACAAGCCTGTTGCTCTTATTATATTAAGTGCTGCAGTACGAGGGAGTATTTAGTAAAACCGACGAACATGGCAGCGTAAGCTGTGGCGAGTTTGGGTAATTCTCGTCCGGGAACCGAAAGGAATCCGCAGGCAAGCTCTGCATGTGCCTACATTATTATAACAGGCACTGCCAGAGACGCTTCAGAGAGCATAATGTCGGAGTGGAACTACGTGCATAACAGCGCCGCAGGTTCACTATGGGGTGCTCCAAATCACTACTGCGTATGGCATTGCTATAACGCTGTAGACAAAATTACAGGTGGCCTCTCCCCTGCCGTCAAAAGTGGAGAATAAAATTTGACAGAAGAGTTATTATATGATAGTATCAGGAGGCAAATATGGACGAAGAGATGCGACAGCTCTGCGAAAGAGTTTGCATTGAATACTGTGAAAACGGAATTGTTTCGGAGGATCTCTACAAAACATTTATGAAGGCGCATAGCAACCTTCGTTATCCAGATATGGAGAAAGCCGACACCTTTATGCGTAATTTCATTGATCAGTATATCAAAGAACATGATCTTCCTTGGCGATGTAATCGCTATCTTTATGGAGAAGCTTATGGATTTAAGATTTTTACTGAGATTGATGAGTTACCAAAAAAAGTACAAATTCTTTCTGTATTTTAAAGTCATTTAATCGGAGGAGCAAAAATGTCTGACGTTATAGCTTTTACAATCAAATATGATAAAGTTGTAGATCAATTGATTTTTCCATGTGTTCTTGCACATAATGGGATTATATTGAAAGCTAACGCGTTAATCGACACTGGTGCTATGGCGAGTTATATTTCGAGTGACTTATCTATGATTTTAAATCCAGTGAAGACAGGACAAGAGACTAAAGTTGTTACCACTCAGTTCGATGGTATTTATCCTATTGTAATGGTGGAATATCTTGGTGTACCTAAAAAAACTATTTTCGACAAATGCAAATTTATAGTCAAACCTTTTGCTTCCAACAATTTCAATCTTATTCTTGGTATGGATTTTCTTAATAAGGGAGATTTTGCAATTAGTCGAATTGACAATCGTACAACAGTTACAATTCGTCGTCCATCTATATCTGCTATAGAATGTCAAAATATAGTTGATGAGAAAGATATTCCGCAATTGATAAAAACGATGCGCAATCTTCCAATTAACACCATTCGCATTGACAACTAGAATGGTTCTGGCTATAATAAAAGTACAATCGCGTATCAAAAATATACGGAGGTATTATATTATGCCAAGACCAAAAGGAAGCAAGAATAAAGCAAAGGTTCTCGATGGCGTTGATTACGCAGCGCAGATCGCTGAGAAAAATACTGCCGCAGAATCTCTTGCTGAAGAAATCGCAGCACTCGGCACGAATATCGCCGCGCTGAATGCTGACCGCAAGGCCAAGGAAGTGGAACTGAAGAAACTCAATAAAGAGATTGCAAAACTCGAAAAGAAAAAGGCTGATGCTGACGCAAAGATTACGGCAGAGCTGAACCGCAAAAAGGCAGAGGATATTGTTGCCAACGCACTGGCCAGCGGTATGACTGCTGAAGAAATCACCGAACTTCTGAAATAACTGCTGTGCAGCCATCATAATGAACAAGCCCGACTTCCCTACTACTGGGAGGCCGGGCTTTTGCTATTTTTATAAAGGAGAATTATTATGAAGATTGAAATTGAAGCAAAAGAACTCACTGCCCTTCTTGATTACATTAAAGAACAGAGAAAACCTATTGGAAACGCTGATGATTTGGCGAAAGTAATCAAAGAAAAATTACCTGAAAAGACAAAGAAGCTAATGGAATCAAGTGAACGATTTGTAAAAACTTCTTCGATCAATTCAGGCAATTCAATCAACTGGAGGTGTTAATTTTCGTAGGTTAACACTCCAGCCTTTTCCAAGACAGATAAGATGATGTTATTGGATGCAGCAATTGCGATAGCCACAGATTCTGTCAGAATTTCATCTTGATCCTTATTGCTAAAATCAATAGATTCAATAACATGCTTTATTTCTTTATCTGTTTCCTCAGAAAGAATCTTATTAAACTCTTCTCTAGTCATTGTAACCTCCTCCTTTCTCCTAGTCTCTATTTAAGTCTACCATAAAAAGACAAAAAGTAAAGAGCACCGCAAGCTTAAAAATCACTCTTACAGTTATTACAATGCCACTGTTTGCCGAGCTTTGGAGACGCAACACCAAGCGCGTAGATTGACACACCACGAGCGACACCAGAGATTTTTTCTGTATTCATGGAGTGACAATAGGGGCATTCGACGCGGGGGTGTTTTGCGGCATAGTACGCATCGATCTGACGGTGGAGTTCGATGGACTCTTGGAGCTCTTTGTCTTTTTGAGCTTGTTCACGAGCGAGGCAGCCTGGGTCTGCTTGTTCTCGGAGGTAGTCTCTGTACCAAAGAAGGAAGTAATAGTTTAAATCTCTATAATTTGTGGTTGTTCCCTTTTCGGTTTTTGTCCAAAATCTTCCTTTGCTGAATTTTTTATAACTTTCAGCTATAGACAAATCTTCTTGCAAAATTTGATCAATCATATATGCATATACAACTGATTCATAAAATTGTTTTTCATCTTTTAATTTTTGATCTTCATTTAGATAAGTATACTGAGGATTTTCTCTGTAAATTCTTTTCCCTTCGTTCACAATTTGGAATTTTTCCCAAAAAGTAAAATTCAGATGCCCAGAATCTATTTTTTCAAAAGGAACATCA